CGATGCGTTGACTCGTCAACAAATCGCTGGAGTAGTAGAATCACTAATGATTGATCTTGTTGCTAAGAGAGGTATCTATGACTACTTGGTAGTCTGCGATGAATCAAACAATACTCCAGCAAGAATAGATCGTAATGAATTGTGGATCGACGTTGCTCTTGAACCAGTCAAGGCAGCAGAATTTATCTACATCCCAGTACGTATATTGAACACTGGTGAATTGTCAGGAGCATAATTGAAATAACAGTGCGCCATGCAAGTGGCGCACACTGACTAAATATAGTATATACGGAGAATTAAAATGGCAACAGCCTCACAATCATTGTTTAACATGACAGTAGCATCTGATAATGCCGGAGGCAATCAGGGCCTGTTGATGCCTAAACTACAATTTCGCTTTAGAGTAAACTTCATTAACTTTGGTGTTGACACGTCCAGCGGTCTACAATTAACAAAGCAAGTAATGAACGTATCACGACCACAAGTTCAGTTTCCTGAAATCACTATCCCAATTTATAACTCAACTTTATATCTTGCAGGTAGATACGCATGGCAGCCAATAAATGTTTCATTGCGTGATGATGCATCAGGTAGTGTATCAAAAGCAGTAGGACAACAATTACAGAAACAATTAGATTTCGTAGAAATGTCAAGTGCTGCAACTGGTCAAGATTATAAGTTCCAAACTAATATTGAAGTATTAGATGGTGGAAATGGAGCAAACAAACCAAACGTTCTTGAAACTTGGGAAATTTATGGTTGCTTTATTCAAACAGCAAACTATAACAACTTAGACTATAACACTAATGAACCTGCACAAATTGCATTAACATTACGTTATGATAATGCTATACAATCACCACTAACTAGTGGAGTTGGTCAGGCTATCGGAAGAAGTTTAGCAGGAGCATCAGTTACTGGTATTGGCGGCGGCAGTTAATTTTAATTTTTAGTATATAAGGATAACCCCATTTTTTCTATTGATAAATAGTTTAAATGGGGTTTACCTTATATGGGTGTTTTTCAAAATTTACTTAAAGACGTAGGCAGCGGATTTTTCGGCAATGATTATCTGCGAGATTATCGCCACGCAAGTAAAACGTTCGGGCCTTATGCATATCAAAACGCCCCTAAAAATAAATTTCTATTTCATTGTTATTTTAATGTAAACTCAATAGTTTATGACTTAGATGCAAACCTTGGTACACAACAAAATTTTGGTCTATTAGTGCGTGATGTAAAATTGCCTAGTTATCAATTTGCTACTCATCAAATGAATCAATACAATCGTAAACGTATTGTACAAACAAAAATAAAATATAATCCAGTACAGTTTACTTTTTTCGACGATAACGGCAACAGTATGAATAAATTGTGGGCTGCATATTATACATATTATTATTATGATGGTGCTGTACCTAAAGTTTCATTTAGTGGTACACGCGGCGGTTTCGGTCAAGACCTAAGTAAAAACACACAAACAGGAGAAGTAAGAGGGTTGGCAGGTGCAGGTAGTAAAACAGCAGCGCCTGTGCAAGATCCTGATTTTAAAAATAGAAACATTTATGAAAATGATTTGTCAGGAAAACTTTTCTATGGATATAATCCAATAAATGATAGCGCGCCTAAAAAACCTAATTTCTTTAGTGAAATAACTATATATGGATTTTATCAAAAAAACTTTATAGCCTACACTTTAATAAACCCAACCATAACAGAATTTGCACATGACACCTATGCCTATGATGAAGCTGCAGGTGTTATGAAAAATATTATGACACTTGATTATGAAACAGTAGTATATAATGAGGGTGCAATAGACGGAGATAAGCCTAGTAATCTTGTTCCTGGCTTTGGCGATGTAGCAAATTATGATAGAACAAAAAGTCCTATTGCTATGCCTGGGTCAACTGGAAAGATACTTGGTAAGGACGGATTAATTGATAGCGTCGGCGGGGCATTAAAGGGCGCAGGCGACAATCCTCTAGGTGCAATTAGAGCAGCAGGTGCAGCGTATAAAACATTAAAGAACACTGATATAAAACAAACGCTAAAAACAGAATTAAAGAACTCACTATTAAACAATTTACGTGCAAAACCAAACGAAACTAGAAATTTATCTTTTACATTCGATAACAAAGCTAGCCAAGCAACTGATGCACTGGCTGCAGGAGCTCCGACTACAGGAACAGTCTATGGTGGTGAAGAAAACAAAGTTGATATTAGACAAGGAAATCCAATAATTAATGGTATTAAAACCTTAGGCAAACAAGTATTAGGCGGATTTACCAATGTTGGTGGGGCAGTAGGTGGCACAATTAAGGATGTAACGGGTATTGACTTAAGAAAGAAAGCAGAAACGCCAGACGGCAAACAATCAGACAAAGGCACTCCTGTTGTTGATAATAATGCCCCCAGAGGTAGGGGCGGTTAATTTAAATTTTATGTATATACCGATGACCCCATTTTTCTATTGATAAATAGCTAAAGCGGTTCATAGTATGCCATATATTTCTAAAAATCAACAAGATCAAACTACACAAATATTTGATAGTTTTTATAAGACAGATGTTATAGTTCCTAGTGCTGAATTTGATTTAGTTCGTAGTTTTTTTATCTCTGTATGCACAACTGAAAATCAAGCAGAACAATATACGGCATTTTTATTTAGAGTTTCTACAGAGTCGGGCATACCTGCTATCGAATTATTAGAACAAATGCAATCTTTAAAAACAGATGAAGTAACTATAAACCAAACATTAATATTCTATCTTAATTCATTTAGACCCAAAACAAACTTATATGGCATAAGTACTGAACCTGTTCCGGTATTTCCTGTAGCAAGAAATGTTGTAAGATGAAAAAATTTGCGTCGGGTGTTTATACCCCACAAAACTCACAAAAATATGTAGGTAATCATAAGCCTAAATTTCGCAGTGGTTGGGAATTAACCTTTATGAAGTTTTGTGATAATAATGACAATATCATAGCATGGGCTAGTGAAGCAATAAAAGTGCCCTATAAAAATCCATTTACTGGCAAGCAAACGGTGTATGTCCCAGATTTTTTCGTAATGTACCAAGACAAACACGGTAATAAACGGGGCGAGATTGTAGAAATAAAACCAAAAAAGCAAAGTATTATTGAAAGTAAAATTGCAAGTGCTAAAGACCGTGCTACAGTAGCATTGAATTATGCCAAATGGCAAGCAGCCAGTGTATATTGCAAACGTCAAGGACTAACCTTTCGTGTAATTACAGAAGATGATATTTTCTATAATGGAAAACGGGGTTAATAAATAATGTATGACCAAAAAGTTAGAAGAATTGTTTCAGTTAGCAAACGTGTCGTCAGAATCTAATGATGTCGAATTACCACCAGAAACACAAGAAATAACAGAAGCAGCTCTTAAAAATCTTGACAAGATAGAAAATGCATTACCACAAGTACGTGGCTTAGAAAGTGCCGACATTGAAATGGATGATTTGGCAAATCTCGCACAGAATAGTTATAAAGATTTAATGGATTTAGGTATGCAAGTTGATAGTCGTTATAGTAGTGAAATATTCGGTGTTGCAGGCACAATGCTAGGACATGCTATTACTGCTAAAACTGCTAAAGTACAGAAAAAACTTAAAATGATTGAATTGCAGTTAAAGAAAGCAACAATAGATCAAAAACAAGCCAAGAATGAAGAACAACTAGAATCTATACCTCTGGGCGAGGGTAAAGCATTAGATCGTACAGAATTGCTTAAAATCTTGACCAATAAAAACAAAGACCAGTGATAAATATTATTAGGGAACAAATATGAAAAGTTTGAAACAATACATTGTAGAAAGCCTACATACATATGATATTACAGTAAAAGTTGCGGGCGAAGTGGATAAAAACTTTTTAGACATGTTTATGTATAATCTAAAGAAGTTTGAGCCAGTAGAAATGGGACCACCAAAAACTACCCCAGTAATGAAGTCGCCATATGGTTTTCCTAACTTATCAAATCAACCTGTTACAATTATTAAGTGTAAGTTTCGTTATCCAGCAACAGAACCAATGATACAACAAATGGCACAATTACTAGGTTATAATATTAATATGGTACGTGCAGTGAATACAAAGTATGATGAAAGCATTGACACTGAAAGCGAACAATATGAAAATCAAATGTCACACAGTCCAGTTCTAACACATGAACAAATGGAAGATGGTGGTGATGCAAGTAAAAAAGCAAGTGCTGATTATGCTAACTCATATTTAAATAGCATTAAAGATCAAAGCAAGGATCAATTTGGCATCAAAGATATTCCTTTCGCAGCAAAGAAAACTCCAGATAGTTTTGATCCATTCAAGCCATATCAAGATGATAAAAAGATGGGTGATAAGAGTCCATTTTCTAAAATTAAAGTACCAGATAAACCAAAGACTGGCGCACGCTAATACAGGGTAATTAAAATGGAATTTAGAGATTTGATTGTAAAATTATACGATGAAAAACAATCTGTTGAAACAACGGAAGAAGCAACTGTTGAAGTAAAGGCATCAAATCTTCCTTCCTTGAAAAAGATTTTTGAACAACTTTCATCAAACCTTAAAATTGAACCGGAAAAGCAAGAAACTTCAGTACTTAAAAAAGACGGCGAGGTAGTAGGCAAAGTTACAGATCCCATGTTAGCAAAAACCATGGCTCAAGCAATTAAAGACGGTCAAATCACTATGAATGACCAACCAATGAAAGAAGAAGAACTTGATGAAAAGTGGGCAGGCGATGCTAAAGTAAAACCAACTGGTCAGTATAAAGATAAGACCAAAGAAGAATTGAAGTCAATGTTGGCAAAACTACACAAGAGTGGCCCACATGACAAAGATAGTCCAGCAGCAAAGAAGATGCGTCAAATCAATTTCGCATTACGTGCAAAAGGTGGTTGGAAGAGTGGCGAAGGCGCTGCTATGAAAGAAGAATCACTTGACGAAAAAGCAAAGAATCCATATGCAATTGGTATGGCGGCAGCAATGAAAAGAACTGGCGATACGCCACCATTGAAAAAGTCAACAATTGTAAAGGCACATGATATTGCTAAGAACATCAAGAAAAAAACTGAAGAGGCAGAAATTCCTAAGTCAGGTCCTGACTACGGTGCAGGTCTAGGCGCCGGTCGTAATGACAACATACTAGAAATTACACAGGTAAAAGAATCTATGAACAAGAAACACAGAGCAGCCTATCAAGAAGGTCAGGCAGATGGTTTAAGAGAACGCGCATGCCGTGTCAAACATTATGAAGATATGGAAGAAGCAAAACATTATTATGAAGGCTACAAGACTGGCCTAGATGAATGTTATGGCATGGGCGTTAAGAACGAACCAATTACTGGTATGGAAGAAGCAGTAGCAACAATGGAAGCAGGATTGGACGAGATGGACAAGACTGCATACATGCAGCACAAAGCCAAAACTACTCCTGGAGACACTTTCAAGGCATTTGGTCAAGAATTTAAAGACTCAGACGTATTAGAAACAGAGTCATTAGCATTTGAATCATTAGACAAACAACTAAATGAATTATTAAAAGAAGATGTAGAAGAAACTGTAAATGAAGGTCTAAGTGTTTCTATGTCAACTGGTAATCAAGGGGCACCAGATAGCGTAAGCGTAACTGGCACAGAAGATGAAGCAGGTAAATTATTAGCATTCATTAAGCAAGTTGGCCTAGGTGGTATGGGCGATGCTGAAGAACCAGCAGCAGTAGTTACTACAGTAAGTGACTATGGTGCTCCAAAAATGCATCATTCAGATATGAAAGGGCTATTACAAAAAATAGGCTCAGACGATGATGATTATAAAGATGAAGATTTGCATGGAAATGAGGATATGAAGAAAGAGCCTTGTGATGAATGTGGCGGCACAATGGAAGAAAATCACGTATGTAACAAAGAGGCAGTAGATGAAGTTCTAACAAAAGATCAAACATTATATGCTACAACATCAGAAAGTGATGGTTCTGAAGATGATGGTTTCGATGCTAGTGCAAGAAACACTGAGTTAGATAATGTTGGGAAACCAGCAAGCGGTGGTGCTACCAACGAAGATGGCGCAGAAGCCCCGGGTTCAAATTCAGTAGGTCAGGCAGAACAAGAAGAAGCAGAAGATGTAAACGAAGAATCAACTGATAAAATGGATCAACATGCTGAAAAGGCAGGAAAGAAAGTTGCTAAAGACATAGAATATGATGAAGGTCATAAAGGTAAAGATGACAATAAAGCAGAAAAGGCAGGAAAGAAAGTAACTAAAGATATTGAATATGACGACAAGAAAGACAGAGAAGAAAAGAATGACACAATGAGCGAATCAAGCTTTTTATCATTATACAAGAAACTAGCATGGATAGCAGAGGAATCAACTCAGAAAAAAGATAAAAAGGCAGAAAAAGCTGGTAAGAAAGTTACTAAAGATATAGAATATGATGAAGGTCATAAGGGTAAAGATGATGATAAAGCAGAAAAGGCTGGTAAGAAAGTAACTAAAGACATTGAATACGATGATAAGAAAGATAAGAAAAAGAAAGTTGATGAGTGGGCAAACAATGCCGGGGGCAAAGGCACAGACACAGCATTTGAACAAGATATTGAGTTTATGACTAAAACTATAGCAGGTGGT